ATCTAAAGTTGTTCTCTAAACAACAAACGACCTCAACCGAGGAACCAATGGACCTTGTAAAAACAAGGCTACTTTAACCAAAGGCTCAATTAAGAAAAATCTAATGAAGAACCATAAGCACCAGGCCCAAGGTAACCACCATTACTGGAACCACCCTGACCTAGTGTTTCATCAACAAAGGAGTACTCTTTGAAGTACTTATCATAATCAGCTTTACAAGCAAAAGCCCAACTACAATAAAAGTCATACACAGCCATGGCCTCTGCATAACTTATTAATGAAAAATCAGCAACCTGATAAGAAGCACGATTCAATATGAGTGCACCCAACACCTTATCCAAACCAGCAGCTATTATCCACTGGATGTTATCCTGCAAAGACTTTTGATAATTACAGAAATTTGCCCAGGAAACTGTGCGATAAGAACTGAGTTTGACTGCCATTCTAAACAAATTAGGCACAAGAACACCATCATATGAAACCATGTCACAAAAATCAGCAGCATCATCATAGGTGTCAGTAAAAGTCACCCTAGTATGTATTTTCACCTGTTGATCCCTCTCAAAGTTCAACCGCTGATTTATCATAGTGGCGTTCCCATCATCACCGTTGGCAACCATCACACAGTAGTGATCCCAGTCAAAACGGTAGGTGGATAAAGCGGTGACATTAACAGTATTATAAAACCAGGTTCCTAAACCGCCTGTTGGGAATATTTCAACGAGTGAAAAAGCAAGATCACTCCCAGAAACCTCGCCGTTACCAATAATGTTGGCAATGTTCCGAGCAGCATCCTCATGCATGCCAAACTTCACCAGAACTTTGCAAAAGATTAGTGCATTAATTGTTCCTTGCGACTTATCCAATTGTACCACGTCATGATTGAACTCCTTTCCACCCATGGTGCCAACAACTTCCTTCAAAGAGGCCACCCAAGCCGTGAAAGTCAACTTATCAACTCTGGGTGGCATTAACAAGACATCACCCGGAAAATTCTTCCTCGCAGAACGCAAGAATAACCACATCACAACACGCAAGGCCAACTGATACTGAGCAACGACCAAAGGATCATTAGCCATGATTGGCTGTCCTGCCTTGCAGTAAGAATCCCCTTTTGTCGCATTGGAAGGTTTGAGCATGGTTTTCAAATGAGCACGCATCCGATTAAGTAGATTTGGATCATCAGAACGAGTGCCATTGAACCTCGGCAGGTATTTTCTAGTTTCAACATCGTCAACATATTCAAAAATCAAGGTATCAAGTTCATCATCATCCAACACAATCATATCCAAGAGAAAAAACCGCGAAATGAACAAATCAACAACATCATCAGCAATGG